CGATCTGAGCGTCCATGTCGTCCCGGACTTCCTGCTCAATTCGGCCGACTTGCCACGTAAGCTTGATGGCGTAACCAACGACTGCCATGGCAAAGGTGCCTATGCCGATGTAGACCCCAACATCTGCCACGCATTCCGCCCTTTAGCGCTTGATGATGTTGGCGATGCCAGAGAAGAACATGCCAGACACTACAAGACCGGCAATAACTGCCGTCTCACCGCCAAGCGGGTCGGTTGACCAGCTATAGCCAAGTGCCGGACCGATCACCTTGTCGCAAGCGGTTGCCTTGAAAAACCAGATTGCGACGCCATAAGCCATGAGTGACGGCGGCGACAACGGATGACCAATCCAAAGAGACATCGCCTGCGCCTGAGCGGAAGCGATGCCGACAGCCGATTGAATGGCCGTGATCGAAACATCTTTGGACTTGTTGTAGGCTGAGACGATGCCGCTCGCTAGCGACGTCAGGCCGCCGAAGATGAGACCTAACATGTCCCTATTCCTTGCCGATTGAGCGCACGCGAGCCAGGATCGTCAGCGCCGAAATGCCCATCAGCGCATAACCGAGCAGTGCAGGGTTGTTCTGGAGCGCGGTCGTGACGGTCGTTTTCAGATCAAGCGTCGGATCTCCGACAAGAGGCCCGATCTTGTCCAGCAGTTCAAAGCCCATGCCGAGCGCCGTGAGGAAGTACCCCCAAAGCATGGTGATGGACTTGCCGGTTAGTGCCCAGACCTTGGCCCAGAAGCCATCGGCCTCATCATAGAACTTCTGAAGCGCAGGAATCTTGTGCAGGATCGAACGGAGGAAAAGGAAATAGGCCGCAAGCAAGCCGGGGACGATAAGCAACAACCAAATCATAAAAGCCTCCTAAGCCTTCGCGTAAGCGTCGGCGCGCTGAGAATGAATGACGGCGTAGTGAATGAAGTAAATGGCGAGCCCGAGCAGGAAGGCGCCTCCGATGACGAGAGCGACTTTTCCGCCGGCCGACATGTGCGCCCAATCGAGCGTTGGGATAGCAACCGCGCCACCTCCTCCGGAGGTCGCGGCACCTGTTCCGGCTTTCGACGATGAACCCTTGGCCTTCTTCGACTCCGCATCCAGCCGCTTGCGCGCGTCCGCGTCGGACATCTTCGCGCCGACCGAAAGCCACATGCGAACCGCCGCGGCCTCGCCATTGGCAACCCGCCTGCCCCAGCCCTTGCCGAAATGGCCCCAAGTGCGGAGGCTTTGCAGGAAGCCAAGCCGGACACCCCAGTACTTCTGGATCAGCGAAACCTTGTCAGGCGCGGCATTGGCCGGCGCTACCACATCGTTGATGCTCTTGACCGCGATCCCGAGCGCCTTACCTGCCCACTGCGGAGCACGGCCGACGCCAGAGTTGATCGCCGCGTCAAGGACCGAATAGTCAAACCCTGCCGGCAGATCATCGTACCGCATCGGGTTGGCATAGTGCTTGCGGTAGATATCCGAGGCGACTGACTTTGGCATGTTCCGAACATCAGTCGGCGAAGCATCCGCCTTCCAGTACTTTCGGGCATCGAAAATCGTGATGCCCCAATTGGTTGCGCCACCCGGGTCCTGTGGATCATTGGTAAATCCACCCTCGTCCGCGAAAACACGGATCATCGCTGCGTCGTAAGTCGCCGCCGTCATTTTGTTTCCTGGTGTGTCTGGATAATCTAGAGTTGCAGTGCTAGATTCCCTCGCGGGAGCTGAGGGAGTTTAAAATGCCGCTATGGATGCACTACCTGGGTGCGACGATTGGTTTGTTTGTTTTTATGGGTCTTGTTTACGGAGTTCGAAAATTCCGCGTTTGGAAGGCCTACCAGCAAATGCGCCGTGAGTACGGCAAACATTGGGGAAAACCAATATGAGGAGATGGGGCACTTTTCTGGGTGCAGCTCTCATTGGCTTGGTGTGTATCGGAGTTTTCCTGTGGGCTTACTCCGATAATTGCGGTCTTCATCTTTATGATGAATGCCCGATCAGGGTTTGGAAGTGATCAGGTTGTTTCAAAGACGCCGGATACAAGACCAGTCCAGCCATCAGCTCCAGGATAAGCGCCGGTAGAATTGAAAATTAGAACCTTCGTCGCGCTAACGCTGGTGATGACAGACGCCGACAAGACGACGCCAGTCGTTCCATTGGCGCCGGACAAGGCCACTGAATTCGCCGCCGTAAATGGAAGGGTGACCTCTACACGCGAGGCTCCTGTTCCGTTGGTCGTGATAACGGGCTTTGCCCAGAAGGCGCATGCCTTCCCATTCAATATCTTATATGCGCCTGTCGCTGACGACGTGGTGATCGTTCCGGAGCCAGAGGTAACGACCGGGGAATATGAGGTGAAGGCATTCGTATCGAGAACAAGACCGTTGATGCTGGTTGCAGTAGCCACACCCAATGCTGGCGTGGTGAGCGTGGGCGAGGTCAGCGTTTTATTGGTGAGCGTGTCGGTTGTATTCCGGCCAACCAGGGTATCGGTAGCAGCGGGCAGCGTTAGCGTGCCGGATGCAACCGCAGTGGCATCCAGAACCGTAGAACCCGATGTGGTTCCGGCAATCTTCAGTCTTCCAACCGCACCAGCCGAGCCGAAGGTTTTGACGCCAGTCACGGTTTCAGTATTGCCGAGCGTCATCACCGTGCCGCTGGCGGCCGGTCCAGTGAGCGTAATGCCGCTGTTTATGGTGAGATTGGCAGCACTCGTTGGAGTAATGCCGAGGCCATTAATACTCTCATTGTTCTTTGTTCCAGCGCCAACCAAGAGACCGGAAGCATCGGAATAAACTGAACCGGAACCGTCATAGATAAGGCCGCTGAAATTGTAGGTATCGTTCGCGGCAGGGAACGTAGCCTCCAGCCGGATCATGGATCGGCTATAGCCATTTGTCGCTGATAGTTTCGACGTGACAACATCTTTGACCGAGACGTGCCGAGCAGCAACGATCTTTAGCCAATCCTGTTGATAAAGAGTAGCGTTGCCGTGGCCCCAATAGTTGCCACCTTCGAAGATGATAGACCCGAATTTATTGGTGTTGCCGATGAGGAAACCGGCGCCCGTATTCGTTGTGTTGTATGTGCTTTCCTGATGGCAGTTCTGGAAAGTAATCGAGCCAACCGGCGTCCCGCTCGCCGGGCCATCGATCGTAACGACGGCCGATCCAGTCGAATTGACCCAGCCCATATCCAGGTTCTTGATGACAACACCAAGCGGGTCTCCGACCACAACCATCGTCGGAGTCGAGCCGTTCGTAATCGAAAGATTTCCCCCATTCCATGTGCCGGGACCGCAAGACTGCGTTCCAACGGCATCTTGTGCAATACGAGCTGGAGAGCCACCAGCGGCGTAGCACCAAACGTTCCGGAAGTTGAAGTTCGCAGTTCCGGACATATCAAGCCCGTTACCCTGCGACGCGCTAATCAGAACGTTGGTCATAATGAAGTTATCAACGTTCCAGGCTTTGACCGCTTTACCTGTTGAGCCAGAAGAGAACAAATTTACGTTCTCAATCACAATGTCGCTGATTGAACCAGTGCCCCCGAGCGCCACGCCCGTCATGTCAATGACGGTTGAGCCTGTGGTAACGATCGTCGTTCCCGTACCGATTGAACCGGGCGTTTGACCGGATCGAGCATCGCCAGAAATTCGCAGGCCATGCGTATTATCCGGAATGACAAGGCCGGCAGAAGGAAGAAGGTACCGATTTGTTACCGAAGGGAAGTACAAGCGCCCCTTCAGGGCAATCGCAGCATCCCGCGCGGCATTGAGCAGAGTAAGGCTCTCAGTGGTATTGTCCCCCTTGATGCCAAACCATTTGACGTTGATGGTTGCTCCCTCGATATCCCTTAGCCATCTGCCAGACCCAGCATTGGGAGCAACAACAAGGCCGTTATCCGCCGTAGCAACTGACGTGGTATCGCCATAGAAGAACCCGCCGCCGCCATCACCAGCCGCATAGTATCCAGCAACATAGACACGCGAGATATTCGCAACCGGCAGCGCTTTCAGGGCCGCAATTGTATCGACCCACGCCGCCTTTCCTTCCTGAACCTCTGAAAGCGCATCATCGTATGCGTCAAACAAGACAATGGCGTCAGCAGGATCAATAACCGTATTGATGACCGGCTCAGAGAATGAGTTAACCGGGCGCGTGAAGACGCCCGTGGTCGGATCGAAAGGCATCAGACCCCCGCGTAAATAATGTAAAGCGTGATGAGAGTGGGCTGCACGTTGATGTGCGCCGCCCCACTGGTGTTATTGGATGTGACGGCTGCGACCCCTATCCCGATGGTGCCCGTCGATGCCACTTGGCTAAGCGCGCCGCCTGATCCAGGATCAGATGCAGTAACCTGCGTTCCACCACCAGCGGCAGAACCCTGGTTCGGACCGTTAACGACTTTTGGCGTAGTCGTAACACTAAGAGCAATCGTTCCTGCGTTTGCAGAGGTGATGCCAGTCGGAAGCTGAGAGAGCGACAACGTTTCAGTCTGAGCGCCGCCGGTTGCTCCAAGCGTGCTGCCATCCGGCGTCATGGTAATGGAGGTCAGGAGGCCGAGGCCCGTGCCGCCCATGTTGTCTTTGCCGGCGGGAACGCGCCCCCGCAAATCAGGAACGTTGAATGTCGTTGAACCATCGCCAACGCCGTAAGACGTGCCGATAGCAGCGAACAGGGACGCATAAGTTGTGCGCGATTTTGCGCTGCCATCACAGAGCAGCCACGCTGCGGGAGCCGTCGAGCCGCCATAGGGCAAGATAACGCCAACGGGAAGAATGGCGTTTCCATCAATCGTAACGCCGCCGCTAACATCCAATGACCCAGCCAAGCCGACTATGCCGGAAGAACTCCGGTAGAACCCGAGGGTTGGTTCTGCTGCAAAAGTCAGCGCCGGAACGGAGGAATTCCCGCTGATAAGCTTCAGGGCCGCCGTCATCGGGGCCTGACCGTCCCGAGTAAGACAGTCAGATAGACCCGTGGCGATGTCGCTAAAGTTCCCGTTCATTGCCGAGGACGAGATTGTCGTCCCCGGGGTGAACGTGTTAACAATAGAGAATACGCCGTTTCCATTGAATGGCACGGTTGGAGCCTCTTTAATGTGGAAGCTGATTCAGTTCAGCGTGATAGTCGCGATTGTCGGGTCGAACGGCGCCTATCACTGGACACCGAACGGATACGTTGCCGGCCTGATCGCGGTCGGCGCTGCATTCTTTGTGACTTTAGGGCTATCGAGCCTGCTCGATTTGTGGCGTTCGCTGCGTGCCAATCAGAAGCTGCGCGGCCAGTAGTTGACGAGCTGCCGGGCTGTTTGGCAGAGCACCGTTAGCCAATTGGTTCGCAAGATAGGCTTGGACAGGAGGCGACATGATCGCTCGACCGGCCAGGGCTTGAGGAATACCCAGCATCCCCGCGTTCAAAAGATGAAAGGCATTCATCCGCTGCGCTGTGCCTGAGTTTGGCAATGGCGTCATGACCTGAACACCGGAGCGCGCGAGATCGTTAAAATCCCCCTCGCCCCTCGAATATGCGCCCCGGTTTTCGGAAGCGATCGTATTCCGAAGATTAGCCGGCGTGATCTGCCCTTCTGCAGTGACTTCACCAGCCCGGGATGCGGCCTTTTCAAGCACCTTCTGCGCGCCATATTGAGCGCGCGTGGCCTGCCATGCCTCCCGATCTGCTGGACTGATTGATCGGTTCATCGCGTTATCAAGAGCGTTGCGCATGTCCCGCAAAGCTTCTGACAAGGTAGGATCGCTCTGCCGCAGTGAGTTTGCCTGCCGAGATAGTCGTGATCGCATCTCCTGATATTCAGGACCGGGCATATGGCCGTTGTTCACATGCTCTACGATGTCGTCAATATAACCCTGCACCATCTGACGCTGTTGCGAATCCGGTACACGACGATAGTTCCGCGCAGCGTCAACTACATCGTTTACAAACTGATTGTCAGGGACGAGATTGTTGCGGCCTGACAAATCCTGGAACGACTGGCCAAGCCGACGCTGATTTGCAGCAAGCACTTCCGGCGTAATATCAGGACCAGCGCCCGCACGGCGCGCCGCCGCTTCCGTGAACTGCCTCTGTCCTTCATGCTCAACGCGCGAAGCTCCCCCACCAGCCCCCGGAGCGTGGCTTGCGGCACTCTCAAGATATTGGAGCGACTTATTACCCGTGATCTGCCCGGCAGTCAGCGATGTGACGCCTTCATCAGCCAGAGTACGTACAGCGGCTTGACGTGCTGCGCTCGATTCCAGAGGGGTGATAACGCGTGCTGGATTGACTAAGGTCGAACCAATACCCGCTGCGGCCGTCAGATATGGCTTCCAACTCGATTCCGGAATGTAGTTCTCGGCGGCACGAGTAGCCACTGCTGGAATGGCAGCATAACGAACAAGGTTGCCGGCCAAAGAGCCACCCCCTGTTGCCGCCGCCGTGACGGCGCCGGGCACAAGCTCGCCACCCAATTCAGCGACCTTTCCGGCTTCGGTCTTTGGCTCATAAAACTTTCCCGTATACCCTTCAACTCCGTGCTGAAGATCAGCGCTGGATGGGGCAACTGTAAGAGCGGCTAACGGGGTTGTCTTCGCAATTGTTGAAGCCGTCCTTTTGATAGTCTCGGCTGTATCTGGCGATAGGCCCAGCTTATTGGTCGCGTAATCGACGCCGGCACTCGCGAGATTGCGAACATCTCCGCCTGCACCGATACCCTGCAAGACGCCCTTTGCGACACCAATGCCACCGGATTTCGCAACATCCTCGAGAACATTGACGTTCGAGGCGCCATCGATCGTAAATCCCGGAGGGAGTGGCGGATGATCGCCATCAATCACAAAGCCGGGGGGTAGTTCATTCATCGAATGGGCTCCCACTTCCCATCACGAAGGCCAAGCTTTTCGCCCGTCGTTGGATTGGTAGCGGTCTTTTCATACTTGACTGTTTTAGCTTCCGACTCGCGCGCAGCCTTGATATCCATCTCAACTGGACGGCCGGTTAATGGGTTGGTGATCGGGTTCTCGGTCAAGAACTTCTCACGCGCAGCGGGATAGTCGCGCAACGTCCCAGCGGCTTCCATCTTCCGATAAATCTGTCCAAGCTGCTGGTTCTTCATCTCGCGCTGTTGCATCATGTCGATGAGAGCGAGCGCGCCACCCTTGCTCTTTTCAGTGCCGGGCGTCGCACCGATTGCCTTGAACAACTCGCCTTGAGTGCCGCCGACCGAACGCGCGAGTTGGCCTGCAAGTCCGAAGTTCAGCTTTTCAATCGCGTCTGCCCCGGCCAGCGACTTTTCATCCGTCAGGCCCGGAGCGTAGTTCGCAATAACGCGCTTGGCCTCCGCAGTCCAGCCAGCGGTCGGCCCGAACGTGATGCCCGGGCTGGTCTGGATAATTTGCTTGATGACGCCAAGATCCTTGATAATGCCCGGAGCCGCACCGGCCGCCTTGATATCCTCCTGGTTGACGCCGGTCTGGGCTTCGACGCCACCTTGAGATCGTGTACGCTCGGCCGCCAACTCGCGGCCCTTCGCAGCCAATGCATCGATGCCGCTAGTCCCGTTGAGACCCGGAACAGTCGAAACAGGAGCGCCCGGCGCCGAACCGGGCGGCGTATTGACTCCAGTCGTTGAGACATCGCCAGCGGATACCGGCGCGCGGAAGCCCGGCTGAAAGCCCGGTCCAACCGGCTGAGCACGGACACCGCCTGCCACGGTCGAGACACCGGGACGCCCATAGACATCTTCTGCCGGTTTAGGAGCGATGAGGGAAGATGCGTAATCCTTCACCTGCGGAGGAGTGACGGGATTCATCAACAGCCGCGCAATGGCCGCAGGATCAGCACCTGCTTGAGCCATGCGGATCGGAGCGCCCCCGGGGGAGCTAGGCGAAGCAGCCGGGGGCGCCGTCGCAGCAGCCATGGGAGGCGGCGCTGGCGAGGGAACAGAAGCAGTCGGAGCGGCCAAAGCCGTCTTGTACGGGGACGGGCTGAGGCCATCCGGCCCGATATTATTGGAGCCTACCGGATCGAACGCGCCAGTTTTAATGGCGTCGTTCGTATCCGCGAAGCCCATCGCAACCCGCTCATTGGGTGTTCCGGGAGCTGGACCGGAAGGTGCGGAAGGCATTGCAGGAGGCGCAGCGGAGGCCGCTGGTGCGGGTGATGGCTGGACCGGAGGAAGAGGCGCAGAATTCACGGGAGGCGCTGCGCCGACTCCCTGACCGGGCTCCAAGCCATTCTGCTGGGCAACCGTAGACGCCTGATCGCGGAGCGCCTGACTGTATAGCTTCTGTTCGGATCGCTGCGCGTTCCCCAACTCCCAGCCGGCAAATCCCTGGTTCAACGCATTGGCAAGACCAGCCTGCCATGACTTAACGGGGATCTGACCCTTCCCGGGCTCCATCAGGAACTTCGCATACTCCCGCGCCTGCGCAAGCTGGCCCGGCGTGGCGTAGTCCGGATGAATGTAGTTCGGGAGGCCTTGGAGGATATCAGAGAGGGCCATTAGATTGCCATTGCTCCGATCTTGCCAGCAGCACCAATAACGTTACCCGCCAAGCCCCACATACCGGCCTGCTGGTTCTGATACTGCTGCATCTGCGCATTGTAGTTGTTCTGCACCGCGCCTGCGTAGTTCGCCGGCTGCACCTGAACAGTTGGCGTCGCGGCAAAATTCGGAGAGGTCGGCTGCGAAACGCCCTGCAAGGTCTGCAAGGTCTGCAGCGGTAGATTGTAATTCTGAAGTTCCTGATTATACGCCAAGGGCTGCGCAGTCGAGAAGAACTGATTGTTTACATCGCCTTCATTGCGGGCCTGAAGATTCTGCGCATTGTTATAAGCCGGCGATCCCGGAAGGATGCCTTGCGCCTGAAGCTTGGAATCCAGATTTGCTTCCTGTTGACGGAAGATCGGATTGACATAGTTTTGCTGCCAACCCTGAAGCTGCTTCATCGTGGCATCGCCAGTGATGTTAGCGGGTTGTGAATACATCCCCGCAACATTGCTCGCCAGATTTGACGCCGTTTGACCTGTCGTGCCCTGCGTCTTCAGGTAGTTGTCAAGGATGCTCTGAACGGGCTGCGAATAAGTGGTCGTTGCAGTATACTTCGGCGTTCCATCAGCATTTGTGCCGCTCTGGGCATAGTTCAGCGAACCCAGCGGGTTCGTCTGATTGACCATGTTAAGGTTTTGCTGAGCCGTCCCAGCGCCGATATTATACTGCTGTTGCGTATTGGACGTGGTAGTCGGATCGGGCGCAGTCGGGGCACTGCCGAAGCTCATGGCAACCTCGCAATTCGGATCAAGTCAGGCTTTAGAATTCCGAACATGATCGCGTCCTCTTTCGGTCCATAGAACATTTTCTGAATGCCCTCGAACCGAAAACCAAATTTCTCAATGGTCGATGTGATGTGACGGTTCTTGCGCTTGGTTCGAACCGTCAACCTGTTGACACCAAGCAAGAGAAGAGCCGCCCGCGCAATCTCCCGGATCACTCGCGGCGTCATCGCGCCTGGTCCATAAACCGAAAGCTCTGCATTCGAGCCGTTGAACTCCTGGAACATGAACGAGCCGACCAATTCATTGCCACGAAGCAAGCCAACCGCCTTGACGAAGGGCCAAGGCTGAACGTTGAATGTCGTAAATGACCAGTCCGCGATTTCCTTGTCGTGATCATAGACAAAGGTGATCATATGAACCCGGTGCTCTTCTCGTGAACGATGTTCCAGCCGTTCAACTGAAGCGTGATGCTATTGGTTGACAGGGTTGACCATTCTCCCACGCCCCATTCAGCATCGCCCCAAAGTCCGATCGTCTCCAGATTTGGCTGACCGGACACAACGCGGGTTTCTACCGATGCACACTGCCCAAGACCCGTTATCGAAATCCAGTTCGGGGACTGCTGGTTGTCAGTCGGCCATGTCGAGATATCCCATTGCGATAACGGGCTATCCCACAAGGCACCTGCGGGCTGAGTTGTGGATGGCGTCGAGAGAACTGCGTCCGACCTGAAGTTGACGTTGATACCGATCGAGGGATTAACCTGCCCATCCGAATTGATGAGCGGCTGAAGCATCGTCCAGCGCTTGAGATGCCCGCGATCTCCGAAATAATTGAAGGCCGTTTTGACATCCGCCGTGATGTTTTCGATGTAGTCGGAAGGGCCGACATCCCATCGGTAGACCTTTCCGTCATTGCCTCCAAAATAGATGTTGTCGGTAACATCCACTTCCCAGCAATTGGCGTTGATCCCGGTAAACTTGCACCACGCACCCGTCAGCGTGTTCATGCAGAACTGCATCTGTGCGCTGTTCTCTACGGTTGGGATATTCAGGATTGCCAAGGTACCCTTGGCGTATTCCATGAACTGCCAACCCCAGAAATTCTTGTAGCTCTGAGCTGCCTGCGCCATCGCATTCATGATGATCGAGGTCACCGAGGAGCGATTGGCCGCCGCGCGATCAGTCGAAAGCATCTGGGACATCGGCAACACGCCATCAACACAGATGATCAGAAGGTCGCCCGCAATCCTGAGAAGGCATCTCCGACCGATCGGAGGACCGATGTCATAGACACCCGTTAGCGTCCAGTTATCGGCGCTGGCCGGGTTCGTCCCTTCATAGACGATGACCTGACCACGCGATGTGATGAACGCCAGATACTCGTCAACGGTCTGACGAGTGTCGATTGTCCAGTTCCCGATGGCCTGAACATACCCGCCTTTGGTCATCAGGGAGCCGAGCGGAAACTGACTGGCCGTTCCCGAGATTGCCCCAACGTCCATATAGCATGGCGTCGTGGAGTCGGTTTCGACAAACCACAATCGACCCTTGTATGAGGTCAGACAAATGAAGTTATCCTGATTGATCCCCGTTCCGGTGACGTTCAGATCGGCCCAAACGGTGCCGTTGTAGATCTTCGGAGTATCCGCACCATTGCAGAAGATCAGATATTGCGTATCCGAATTGTTCGAGAACATCTTGTGCTGCGCGCGGGAGTTAGTCAGTCCCGTGACAGTCGTTGCAACGGCTGTACTCGTGGCGCAGTCATAGACTGTGCCATTAACGATGGAAAAAAGCTGATTGACGGAGCCTTTCCCGTTATACGCCATGAGCGTTTCAACGGGTGAATCTTCAGCCGTTGCGCTCTTGAGCTGGAAGCCTCGCCTTAGTTCGATCCAGCCCGGCCGCGGAATCCAGTTTTCCAAAGCGACAGCCCGTTTCGGGCTCATGTTAGCAAGCGGGCTGACCGTATCCCAACCTTCGACTGGAGCAGGGATCGACGCGCCCTGCGCGTTACCGATATGCTTGGTCTGAGCCTTGGCCGTCAGCCTCATGATGTACCGGGCCAGTTGCCGTCAGGAACGTTCCCGGGTCCGATCAGCAGCGGATAAGGACGCGGGCTCAATGAGAGCGTCTTTGCACCGCCATCCCGCGCGATCAGGCGTTCAACGTAATCGTTGTATTCCATCTGCATCGGACGATAATCGAACTGCTTGATCTGGAAGAACCGCCATTTCACGCCAAGGATGATCGCCTGCTCATCAAGCACGGTTTGATCCGTGTCGGCCGTCATCGACGCTTGATAAGTACCTCCGGCAGTGACAACCCAATTCTTGGAGATGTACTCGAACGCAAGTTGGATCGGCGTATCCAGCGTTCCAGGCGGCGGCCAAATGCGATAGTTGTTTGAGGTCGGCCCGATGTTGCGGAAGTGCCTGCGCGGTCCGGTCGGGATGATGCCCGACAACTGCCATTCCGCTCTTTGCGGGCTGTCAGGTCCGATCAGTTCCCAACGATTGGTTCGATCCCACCATGTGCGGTTGATGTAGTGATCGAAGTCTGTAGGAGCTGCATAAGTATCCTTGGAGAACGTCACCGTTCCACCTGTTGACGATGCCGTAGCATCCATCGTCATGGTGATCTGTGTCGCGCTATCCACTGAGAGAATGCGTGATGCAACAGGAACGGAATCGGCCGACACCTGCCACAAACCAGCGGCAAGACTGGACGTATCCGGAATGTTGTCGATGATCGGGGAATTCGCGTGAGTATCCCCGGTCGTGATGGTAGGCTGGCCGACTACGATATTGAACTCGGTATCGAGCGCGGTCCAATCGTTTGCCTTCCTGAGTTCTGTCCCTTCTCTGTTCACCAGCGACCATAGCTGGATGACGCCAACGTCAACTGACGATGTGACAGCCGTGGGCTGTTGCAGCCCAAGTTCTGCGCACACCGTCTGAACGATTTGGAGAAGGGTAAGAGCCATCGATCAGGCCGACAGGTTCAGCATCCAGCCAGTCGTCGAAAAGCGCAGAATGATTGCCGACTTGTTCGCTGCCACTGAAATACCGGCATCGGTCGAGCCTCCATTGATCGCGCCACCCGTGGTCGGATAAACCTTTCCGGTCGAACCGGAGGTATTGACTACCAGGATCGGGCGCAGCAGAGGAACCGAAGCGCTCATCCGAATGCCATCAGATCCAGTTGCTGTCATGATGAAGAACGAGTTCTGCGCATCGCAGACCGTTGCATCGGTGCTTGTCGTGCCAGCCGCAGTAATGGCCACACTGGAATAGCCGATATTCTGAGCCTGAGCCGCCGAGAAGCCGAGGCCCATCAAATCAGAAGTCTTTGACATTTAGCTCTCCTTTGCCTTGGGCGGTCTGCCGCGGCGTTTGGGTTGATCGGTCGTATTATCGAACGCGGTCGGCGGCAGGGTGAAATCCCGCTCTTGGACGTTATCGATCATCATGGTTTGAACGTCGGGCGTGGATGCAGCATGGATAGTTCGCTCCTGCTTGCTCAGCACAGCGTCAAGCTGGGCGCGCAACTGGGAAATCTGGTCTTCCATCACGCGAATACGCGTATCGCGTTCCTCAAGGTCGCGCTGATGCGTATGGAAGCTGACACCCTTCGCGGCCTTGTCCAGATAGGCTTTGGCTTTGTTCACCCAGTCCTGGGCGCCCATGCCGACGCGAGAGATGCCCTCCGCAGACAGATGCGAAAGCTGTTCAATCGTGTGGATGCCATAGCTCTTGAGCGAAGCAGCCATTGCCGGATTAGTCGGAAACAGCATCTCAACGGGAGTACCTTCCGGAACTTGCTCTTGTGCGTTCAGGAAGCGCTGCCAGTGATGCGGCCAGCGGCGCTTGTCATCGTCTCGCGCGGGACGATCGATCATGTTCAGATTGGTTTCGCCAGGTTCTCCGATCTTGACATAGACCTGGTTTTCATTGACCGGACGCCCCTGCTCCTGAGACTTCCGCGGATTAGGGACCGCCTTATTGTAGAACAGGACAATCTTGCGATCATCGCCCGGTCCGTACTGGACCATCCCAAACCCTTGCGTTCGTAGACTATCAACGTCCATTCGCGTTGCCGGCGCGAACTCGGTAAAATCATTCATTGCCTATCTCCCTGATGGGACAGTTTCATCATGTGCTGCAACAGCCCATCACCGTGCAGCGCAAACGTCGCGTTCGGCAGCATCTCCATCTGTTTCTGGAAATACTTTGCGTAAAGCAGCATTACGGCGTTGGCCTGAAACCAGCGCTCACCGCATTTGACAGGGGCTGCTTCATGGTTCGTGCCGAGGTGCATGCCTGCGTGATGCTCGCCATCCTTGAAACAACAGTCCATGCCGTGGATTTCGAACTTGCGGTATCCCTGACAATAGAGGACGGAGAGCGCACGAAGACCGATCGAGCCGCCGCCGATGATCATCCTCTGACCAGGATCAGCCCTAAGAACGCCCTCCTTGGATTCCTCGCCATTGTAGGAATGCCAGAGCGTGACATCGTGCCCTTCAAGCTTATCGAGATAGAGGGGCGAAATGCACGATGCGAGCCAGTATCGGACACCCTCCCGAGGCGTCATCATGTCGGCCTTATGAGGCCGTGGATCGCAATCCATATGTGCGGTCGGAATAATGCTGCGCTCGATCAGGAAATCATGCGCACCTGACACTGTGAACACGTCATGCCCAGTAGCTTTCGCCAGCGCGAGGCTCGGCCACGTGTCCCGCAAGGTCGGGCCAAAGGCGGCCAGATGTGCTACGCGATCATGCGCGGGAATCTTCAGATCAAGGCGCGCCGCAACCCGCTTGCAGTTCGCTTCAACGTTTTGATTGCGTTCGTCATTGGAAACCGCGGTCGTGGAGCGAATGCGCGCGATTGGAAGTGGAATATCCACTTGGCGAGGAGTAACGACAATCAACAGGCCTTTGCCGATGTCGCTACGATCCTCAAACCGTTCGAAGTTGAACAATCCAGTCAGTTTCTGGAACCAGAAGCTCTGCCCTTCAACAATCAGATGAGCTTGCCGGCCATCCGCCATCACCTTTCGGGATGGGCTCGTTGCGATGACAAAGACGCCGTAGTGTTTGATGAGCGCCCTAAGATGCAACAGGACGTTATCGAGCAATTCCGGCTCGATATGTTCAAGGACATCGGCGCAAACCACGATGTCAGCCCGGGCCGGCTCAATGTCCTTTCCTTCGATGCAGGGGTCGTATTCCTCTACTTCGAAGTCCTTGAGAAGCTGCGCGAGATGACCTTGACCACAGCCATAATCAAGAACACTTTCAGCGCCCAACTGACGAACGATTGCAGCGCATTCCTCTGCATCGCCGCCCCGACCATAATTAAAGCGCGCATGAAGGTCTTTCTGAAGCGTCTTGTATTCAGGCGTAATCAGCATCATGCAGCCCACCTATCCCGCATCAAGCGCCATTCATCCGAATACGGCTCATTCTCGTATTCCTTGAACCACGGGCCTCCGTTGGTCCAATGGATGACCTTCGGCGTGATCTTCGGATCGGAGTGACCAACCAGGAAATTCCACTCAGGTCCAAGTTCGCCGATTTCCTTGTCCTTCAACCAGCAGAACGCGTGCAACTCACGACCGGGAAGCGTATTGACCAGTTCAGGCGTCAATGCTGCATTCGAGGGATGATTGCAGTTGATCAGCATGAAGGATGACCAGTTCTTGCGGCGATAGAACGTCTGTAGCTGACCGTCCATCTTGGTTTTGCTCTTCGGCTCGTACTTATGCTTGACGCAATAGACGGCCTTGGAGGAATCGAGATTGCGAAACAACTGCGCAAAATCGACCATTGCAAGCATGTCGCAATCCATGAAGAGCGCCCAGCCTGTCTTGGCGAGGTGCTTCACAAGAAAACGACTGATGGCAAACTCCGTTGCCATCGGGGCGTCAGAAATCACATCCCAGAGAACGGGCTTTTCCGCGCTGGGACGGTATTCGGTAGGCCGATAGTACAGGCCTTCTGCCCGGAGGTTCGAAAGAACCAGCCCATGAATCTGGATGGGCTGGTTCAAACGATACCGGATCGACTCGCGGCAGGCGGCGAATGCCTCCGCCTCCCGCGGGTCGTAACCGATGTAGATGCCCATACGCATCAGGTGAGCGAGCCGATCGGGCCAACGGACGGCCAGGACGCCTGCGCGGCCTGGGTCGTTGCGGTTGCACCGGAAACGGTCGTCAGCATAAACACGTTGCGGACGGGATACTGAGAGCCCGTCGCTACCGCATCGTCCAGCGTACCGGACGTGTCGGTCGTGTAGAGCTGAACACCCTTGACCGGAGCGCCCGATACAGAGATCGTCGGGACACCGGAGATCATCAGCCAGCAACCTTGGCCCGCAGTTGCCGAAGTCGAATTCTGATAGAACCCGACACGGTACTTGTAGGCTTCAGATGCGCCGCCGCCGATGATCGGCTTCGCTTTGAACGTCAGCGGGTCGATAATGCAGACGTTGCCTTGGGCAAGCGTCGCGCTGGTATCGACCACGGTGAACACCCAAATCGAGTTGTTCGCGCCAACAACTTCGGTTCCCGCCACAAACGGCATGCCGGGATAGTCCGGAGAGTTGGTCGAACTGACGGCCGAAGTCTGAATGTACCCATTGTAGATCTGGGTGAAATCAATACCCTCGGTATTGGTAGTCGCAAAGTTAGTCTGGGTCATTGATGCACCTCAGGTGTTGTACAGGACGCCCTGCAAGAAGGCGTTCGAGAGGGTCATATTGCCGGCCCAGCCAACGAGCTTGACCATCGCGTCTTGGTTGACGCTGAAACGGTCAGGATCGAGCGGGACCATGTTGCGGCGAGAGTGGGGGCGCCAATGGATGTACTTGGTGTTGAGGAAGTACATCGTGGACGACGGCGCACCACCGAGGCCGTTTCCGGACGAGGTTTCGCCGGGGAACGGATCGGTCGAGAAGCCCTGGAAGCCACCATCCAGCACCACGTCAGAGCCCATATATTTGAGCGTCTGGAAGCCGGCTTCCGCCACATCGGCTCGCCCGCCTTCAGTCTGGATGCGCTGGATTGCCTGAAGGCTTTCCAGATAGAGCGTCCAATAGGCATTGTCCGCGACGATCAGGTCCGGCACATCACGACCGCGCACCAGTCGGGTGTAGATCGTGTTCATGTAGTGCTGGATGTTCGCCGAGGTCGCAGCCGCCCCGCCGTTGGTGACAGCGCCATAGGCCTGGTTCTGCCAGAAGGTCCACGTTGCGCGATCGATGCCGCCGATGATACCGGACGACGGAGACGACGAAACGAGGTTCTGCAGACCGTTGACGGAGCCAGTGACCGAACCATCACCGTAGATGCCCTGCGACAGACCGTTCATGAACGTGTCTTCCGCATTCTCGATCCGGCTTTCGAGCAGGTCGATGATGGCCTCTTCGCCCGAGTTCTGGAGCTCTTCCAGACCGGAGATCGAGACAGCCACAGCAGCCTGACGGATCGGATACTCAGCCGCGGAGAAGGTCTGCGACGGAGCGATATTGAGCACCTGATAACCAGAATAGTACTGGAACGTCTGGTTGTTGGCGTAGTTCAGTTCCTGGACGATGGTTCGACCGCCGGAGAAGGTCTTGATCTTGCCGCGGCGATTGAGACGGGTCAGGAGGGCGTTGTTGCGGCTCATGTTGTCCGCAAGCACGCCGGTTCGATTTCGGAGCGTCGTAGTGACGATTTCCGAAAGATTCGGGAAGGCCATAGCTTAATCCTTGAGGGTTACGCCCTCGCCTCTTTCAAGGCATCATTGAGCGATTCACGAACTGACACGTTGGTCTTGGCCTTGGCCCTGTTCTGAACAGAGCCTTGTGGCGACGATCCACGCACGGAGGAAGAGGCCGCCAGCGCTGCACGCGCCTTGTCCTCTGCTGCCTTCTTGCGCTCGGCTTCGGCCTTGTCCTGCTCTTCCTTCTGGATGAGCGACCGCGTTTCAGGGTCCGCATAGATCGCCTTTTGATAGGCGTCCTCAAGAGAAGTCGCGCCGCCGCCGGCCATGATCTGGCCCATCAGCGTTCGTACTCTCTCGAAATGCGGTTTATCCTTCGCAAAAGCCTGGATTTCTGCCTGCGTGCGCTGTGCCTCGTATTGATCGAGACGCGACGCGACAGCATCCACCTTCTGGACAACGTTGCCGAATTGATCGACGACCGGCCTTAACTGCGCCGGGAGTTCGTTTTCGCCCTGACCTTGAGGAGCTTGGGCAAATGTTGAGAGATCAACGCCATAGGATTTTGCGAGCTGTGCGATAGCTTGCTGGGGATTGGACCGGACGGCCTGCTCCCATGCAAACAGGGTGTTGATGGCCTGTGCATCCGACGTGATACCGAACTTTTGAAATTCGGCGCGACGCGGCGCTAGTACCTGCTCGATTTCCTCGTGACGCTTGGCGATGTCTCCATACTTTTTGAATCCGTTGGAGACTTCTTCCTCCCGCTTTGCGATATCCCTTCTGAGGGGATGATCTGCCGGAAGGGTTGCAAAGAACTCTTTGCTTTCTTTCGACCAACCGGGCGGCGGTCCTGCAGCGGTTGATGGCTGCGCGGGTTGCTCCGGTTCGGTCTTGGAAACTTGTGCCGCTTCGACCTTTTCGGGAGCGGATTCTGATTTCGGTGCGAACTTGCCCTTGTCATCGCGCGGCTTTGGCTCGCTGTGTTCCTTCACAGCGGCATCTAAGGCCTCGCGGATGGTCTTCGGCTGCTCTGCCGGCGTATTATCCCTGGAATCAACAATAGCGTCCTGAACGGGCTGCTGGCCTTCCAGCGCCTGTTCGTCTGCGAGTTCAGTCATGCCTATCTCCCATTACGCAATTCATAGATCGCCTGCCGGATGTGCTCGCGGCGCTGCCCTCGATCGAGCTTTGCGGGCGCACGCTCCGGAATTCTCTCGTTGCCGACTTCAATGCAGCCCGCGGCTCTGGTTGCGGCGCGAAATTTGGCCTTGGAGTCGTAAACCTTGCCCGTGGCGTGGTTGATCGTCGGGCGCATCTCATCGGAGATCACAAAAAGGCCACCCAGAGGGGCGGCTTTGGACTTCTCGATAAGCTTTCCGTTGCGATAGACGTATGTCGTCACGCCGCTTCCTTTGGCTTCTTGGCCTCTTTTTCCTTGTGCGCCGCAATGCGCTCTTGACGCTCCAACTGCGCCATCTGCTGCTCATGGCGCGCGGTCTGGAATTTATCATCCATCGCCATATGCTGAGCTTTCATGGCGTGCTCCTGCTGAGCAATCTGCCCTTGAAGCGCAATCTTCTCCATGTCAGCCTTGGCCTGCATCTGCGCGGTCTGCTGATCGATCATCTTGCCGCGCAATTCCATTTCCGCGTTGCGCTGCTCGCCCTCGTTCTCGATCTTCTGGCGTTCGATCTCGGCTTGCGCCTTCATCACCTCAGGATCTTGCTTCGGTGACGGGTTCAGTTCTTCCTGACGCGCCTTCTGGTCCATCTTGTCGGCGAACTCATCAAATGCGCTTTCAAGATCACGCCCAACTCTGAATCCGCGGATGCCAAAGCCCAACATCTTCGTGAAGAGCGGAATTGCCTCAGGCAATTGCTGCCCAACCTGCCCTGCCGCTTCAATGAACTTGGTCGCAGCCGTGATAAATTCAACGCGCTGCTGCTTTTCCTGCTCCTGATCGCCTTGGATCGTGCTGTCCGTCTCGATATCGATCCGGAAGCCGCGCAACTTGTCGTTCTTGAGCAGTTCAATCGCCTTACCCAAGAATGCCAGTCGCTTTTGCTGCTTCTGCATCTCCAGGATTTGCGGGTCCATTGGAGGCATTACAGGCGGCTGCATCATGCCCTGCGGAGGCGCACCGGGAGGCGCTGCCTGCGCGGGTGCCTGAGGTGGTGCCATTCCCGGCGGCTGCATGGGCGGGGCTGGCTGAGGCGCCTGCTGCGGCTCTGCCGGAAACATGCCATCGTCAAACATGGCCCCCGAAACCTGGATCAGCGTCTCCGGGCTGAAATGCTCCGCGATGATCTCGCCCATGATGCAGATCGTGTCGCGCATGAACTTCGCAACTGCGTCCTGCCGGTCCTTCAGCCTCAAGCTTGCATAGTTGCTCTTGAGCTTCTGCGCTCCCATCGTTTCATTGGGATCGGACTGGCCGCGAATGATATCCGAGATGCCCGTCACCTCGTACAAGTCCTGCTTGGACGTGTTGCGCGCCTCGGTGAGCCGAACAAGAACCTCCGCAACCTCTTTGATCGGCAGGAAGGACATGACCCCCGCAAGGCCACCCTTTTCCGCAAACATCGCCCATTGATCCACCGGGATCATGGTATTGTCAGTGCCCTCCTCCAAAAGACGCGCGAGGTTCTTTTCAGAGGCCGCATAGACGCCGGCAACCTTCAATGCCTTCGCCAGCATCGAAATACGGTTGGTGAGGCTATCGATTTCGTCTGCCTGATCTTGGTATTCCTGAAAGTCTGGAACCGGAATCAGCGTGTTGTTGGTCATCGTCGCATAGAGCGGCGCCGGGCATGGGAAAAAGCCCTTCAGATGCAGCGGGTCTGGCTTCTCATCGCAAAGGTCGTCATAGTCCTTCGCAATCCAGATCACCTTTTGATCATATTCGCACCAGATCTCATAAACGATCGCCTGCGTATGCTCTTGATCGTTGGTCGAGGTATTGGTGTGGCCGCCGTCCTTACCGCCCGGGGAATGGGTGAGCGGGATGGCCTCGCCGATCTTCTGGCCGAAACGCTTTTTGAGCGCACCACGGCTCATGAACACGCGCTTGCCGACCCACTCGACCTCTGACCAATAGCGGGCGCGGGAGTGGTAGAAATCCTCATAGTGCAGATAATCGACTTCCAGACCTTCAGAAACCAATTCCCTCAGGTCTTCGTCCTCGTATTCTTCAGAGCGTTCGTCGTCGGTCTCATCGTCGTTGTCGGACTCGACGGTAATAGGCTCTCCGAACTGCGGGCAGTACCGCACCCACATTGTTCCCCGACCGGGCAGAAGATAATCCTGAACCGAAAGCTTTGCAGATGCGTCAAACCCGCTCGGCTCCAGCTCGTACCGCAATGCCCTCTCAAGGATCATTGAAGCAGCGCGGCCAACCGGGTCTTTGTCCTTGTAACGCCGCTCTGCAATCGGCTCGGGCGTCTTGCCATACACGGCCGGCGCCAAGGTCTGCACATTGGACCAGAGCAGATTCATCCGCCTGGTTGACGTGGTATTGTCCTTGTCGGCCCGTTCGTCCCGAAAGCGCTTGATGATCGCCTTGGACTTGTCAATCCAGGTCTTGCGGTCGGCCTCGCACTGCTCGATCTGCTTATGCCAATGCGCCGCTTCCTTTTGGCTCTCAGTGGCAGCGGCTTGGCTCATACGCTAAACGATCCGATAGCGATGCAAGACACGTTCGCGCCGGTCGTGATCTTCCAAGGGCCGCTTACGCTGTAAATGCCCAACTGGATGAAGAACGGAGCCAAACCGCTTACGCTAGTTGCACCTCCGGTAAATACCGTGATTGAGGTCGAGCCATCAAGCAGGAGAACATTGCCCGGCGATGTCGTGGCCGGAATGACCAGAATCCCCGTGATGAAATCACCCGTCGCGCCGGCGCCCCCCATCACTTGAGCAGTCTGACCAGCCGCAACCGTTTCATACATCGGGTTAACGACCATGTTCGGATTAATAACGCCGGCCATGTCAAATCCTTCTCTGCATTCTCTGGGGCTGGTTTTCCCAGAGATCGTCGAGTGTCACTGTGTTCAGCGGTCCAACTGAGATGATCTTGCTCGGCTCTTTCGCCTTGGCCTGAGTAATCCATGGCCTGGACATGCAGGCGTAACGCCACTCGTCCGCGGCGTGATCCTCGCCATCCGTGTCGAGGTCTTCCGGCTTATCCGGATCATGTTGCAGGGCTGGGATGGTACGGATTGAATCCACACACGTTGAGAACGTGTAGATCATGGGCACGCCGTCTTCGCCCTTGAGGCGCGCCCGCATTTGATCCCAGCCGCCTAGAGCACCCTTTTGCGTGACGCGCTTGTTGTCGGCCCTTCTGAAAATAACGCCCTCACGGGCCATGCGCTCGGCAATGGATGGCCCTCCATCGACTGCGAAGGCCGCTGGATCGAGAACCCCATATGTGATTTGTTCGCCATCCTGCTCGCGCTCGCGAATGCCTTGCCCGACTTCTTCAGCAGTCAGTTTGAGGCCTTCGTTTGGCCCTTTGCGACCATACCATTCACGGTAACGAACCATTGCCCCTCGGGGCAGTATTGCGTCGCCGGCCCGAAACGAATCCCCGACGATTGCCCACCATCCAACACTGAAGGGCTTTGCTGAGCCCCAATCCGCACTACGGAAGCACAGCCAGTCATCCGGAATAGCAAACGGCTTGATAACATGCTGATTGCTCCAGCAATCGAAGAACGCGCCGTCGATGACCGACCAATCGCCCTCAAGCCACGCCCGAACGAGTTGCTCCGAGCCCGAAGCCTTGAGCTGCTGAACGTAGCTATCGCCCAAGTACTTGTTGTCAGAAACCCGGCTGGGGATATAAACTCGCTCAAGCCCGCTTACTGCGTCCTTGAAGACCTTGAAGCCGTGCGGCGCCGGATCGATATAACGCGCTTTAACCCACTGATGCCCAGGTCCACCAGGATTGCCAGTGGCACGAAAACCCACAGGAACACCAGCACCAGAGCGCAATGTTGCCATGAGCTTGAGAATTGGCCTTTCGCTGGGAAAGTTTCCAATCTCTTCCACATAGAGCCGGGTATAGCTGTGACCCTGGTAGGCTTCAGCATCGCTATCCCGCTCAAGATACGCAAACCGCAATCGAGCCCCGTCAGGCGCCCGCCACATCTTGTCTTGCTCGTGGTACTGCCATCCGAGAGGCGTATAGATCGCCCTTGATCGCTCAATCGTCTCAATCAATTCAGTCCGCTGCCGGCGGATCATCAAGCCAATGGCATCTTTGCCGTACAGGCTGGCGTGACGGATGAAATCGCCTAGGACGCCGTCAGTCTTGCCCCCACCCCGCGCGCCGCCGAAAAAGACCTCAAAGACCGGGCAGGATATCAGCGCCCGTTGTGGGCCGGATTGAGCAGACCAAACTATTGAATGGTCGGAGCGTGCTGCTGCTGCCATTGCTCAGTGGATTCGGCTACCGCAGGGACATCAGCGACGTAGCGAACGACATGCTCAGCCTCGATGCGCTGCTCTGCCCTGCCCCAGCCGCGATCAAGCAAGCTATTAGCTGCGGCGACACGAGCAGCCGGAGGAGCGCTAGGCTCGTTCATGATGCCGGCAAGCGTGTTCAATGCCTTTTCAGTATGCTTGCGCGCCAAAGAGCGGATTTCGATCGGAGTTTTAGCCATTTAATTGGATCAGGGCTTCTGATCGCCCTCTCCCTCAAACAAAAACCCGCCGAGCAATTAAGCTGGCGGGCGCAAATATAGAACCTAGCTGATTTGCGGTGATTTGGTTAAACCTGTCAAGCGGGCTTATCCAATGCCCCACAGGCGAGCGAGCCGATATCCAGCATCCCGTATCATCTCAGTGGCCGCCGCAATGGCCTGTGGACGGCTCCTCCAGCCCATTTCGAAACCGACAGCATCCAAGAGGCGTTCTTGGCAGACAACCGCATCCACCACCACGGCAACGCGCTTGCCGAGGTTTTCGCGAGCCGTTCGCCATTGCTGGCGATGATGGGCCTGCGCCTCGGTCTTTGCCATGCCTGACATTGATCCTGGATCAGACGAGAAGATGCGGTTGAGATCGACCGAACCCATGGAAGCGTCGAGTCCGGCATGATACCAGTGATGGCGGTACTTCTGCAATGCAGCGAATTCGGCGCCAGTGATTGCATTGCGGCCGAATAGTCGGTCAAGCGGCGTATCGCGGACGGTGTAGATCCTGCCGCCCTGCTTATCGTCTCCGATCGTAAAATGGCCCCCAGTCTTGGAAAGGCGTTCCGCTGTGGGGCCATCCGATTGAGCGTGATCATCGCCCTTCCTGCGCCGGACGACTTCTCCGCTTCTACGAATGTTCATGGATGCCCCGATCATGCGTTGCCCTTCAAAAATCTACCCACGGATTCCGGACTGACGAGCGGACGCGATCCATCCCCGCTCTTCTCGGAAAGCCCTCTCTCAACACGAACAGTAGAAGTTCTATTTTTATGTGATTGTGTCATGCTAGAGCAAACTGAAGCATTTGCTTCGTTGATGAAGTTCTTCATGTGAGTTCGAGCCCCGCCCTTGGCACCGGCCGCCGCCCTCTTGTTCGACACCTCAACCCGCTTTTGGATTTCCGCCTCGACGCGCTTGTGTCGCCAGCCGTCATGAAAGAACGCCTGAAGCGTCTCCTTCATATCCAACCAAATGCGAAGCGGAAGCTTAGCAATTGCTGCTAGCTGCTTGTCGTCGTCGGGCAGTTCGCGCTTGCGCCAATAGTGCATCAGAAGGAGTAAATAGGCGCCGTGCTGGGTCGTGGTCAGATGCCCAGTATCCGCAAGATAGTCGCCAACGTTCAGGGGCATCCATAGATCGCGCTTCATTGTGGCCCGCCCTTCGCTAGCCAGTCGGCTTCAATCTCCAGCCAGAGGGCACGGTATTGGCGTGAAGCCTCCTTCTGAATGTGGGGTTCCTCATCGTTCTTCAGGAGCCAAGACAATTGCTCAAGCTTGGCCTTTTGCAGACCGTCAGCGTGGCGCAAGATCGCGGCCTTCCGCGCGGTATCCCGAGCGATCTTCTCGCTCAGTTCCCGTGACGCCTTGAACCGCCAATCCGTGCTATCCTTGTTGCTCTTGCCAAGATTGCAGGCCTTGCAGAGAACCTGCAGATTGGATTCAACCAAGGCAAGCTCAGGATGAAGCGAGCGCGGCTTGATGTGATCGACGTGGATGGGATTTTCAGAGGTGGCGCGACAACCGCATAGCTTGCAACTCCCGCCAGATTTCTGCAGGACATTGTATCGCAAATCGAGCCATTGGCGGCTCTCGTAAAAGCCGTCGTTGCTCACCCCAGCATTCCGAGTGCTTGCATATAAGTTTCAAGGATTGTTTCTTGTTCGGCTCTCGCCGCGGGATCTTGCTTTCGCAGGGCGATGACTTTTCGAAGCACCTTCACGTCATAGCCGTTGCCCTTGGCCTCGGCATAAATGTCCTTTTGATCGGAGCGGAATTCCTTGATCTGACCGTCAAGATTCTCGATCCGCTCGACGATCGATTTGAGTTGCCCGTTATGTCCCGGCTCGCTCATCTGCGTTCTCTGTGTTGGTGTGGACGGGAACGCGGTGGAACGAACTACGCAAGATCGTATGAACCCCGTCCGCAACGATGTTGCGCATGTGGTCAGGGCCTACTTCAATGACGGTTACCTCTTCCGAGCCGAATAGCTGGAAGTTTAGAATGTACCGCCCAGGCTCAGGCGTCGTCAGCCATGCGTGTTTGGCGATCATGCGGCATTCCTGCTCTCGCGCTTGAGCTGGCGATTGACGATCGCCTTAAGCGCTTCCTCAAGCTCGCGGCGACGGATCGAGCGCTTGGGCTCTAATGCGATCAAGGCGCGGAGATGTGCGGCCTTGTGGAATGGCGCAAGCGGCCTGATGCGGCGCAGTACTTCGTGAATTGCTGGCTTCATGCGATGGCCTTTCTCAGTTTCTCAACGGTTGCGGCAAGGGCTGGATCTGTCTGAACAAGGCGCGCGATCTTGTTGACCGCATGGAGGACCGTCGTGTGATCCCTGCCCCCGAAGCGCCGGCCGATGTCCGGAAGGCTGCGCACGGTCATCGTCTTGCTGAGATACATCGCGATCTGCCGAGGAAGAACGACCCGCGCGAGGCGCCGCGCCGAATACAAATCCTTCATCGTTACCGCAGGAAACTCTCTAATGACCTCGCGCTGTATATGCTCGATCCTGGGTTCGCCGCGGTGATTGTGGGAGAGGATCGGCATGTCAGCCGCTTCTCGGATTGCTTCGTCTGGAATCGGGGGAAGGACTGGCTCTGGCTTGGCGACACACGGAGACGGCTCAGCAACTGCGATCGATTCAGAAACAATAGGAACCATCCTTTTGAGGCGCTGTTGGCGCTTGGCCCACTCCTGAGCCTGCGACGGCGTTGCGTGATCGATCGCGCGATAAAGGTGTGATGCTGCCCCGTCCATGTGATACTCCTACTTGGTGTTGAGAACTGCTTGAGTGAGCATCGCTCGCAATTCAGCCTTCGTCGGTTCAGGACCGCCGTTTGCGAAATTGACCGTGTTCGAGATGACGCCAGTCCGAACGGACTTGACAGGCAGCGTCGAGGATAGCGACGGGCGCACCAAACGACGCGGCGCCTTCTCGCGATCCTTGAAGACCGTGCGCTCCGGGCGCGTAT